AACCTAACCACCACTCGCCACTTCCAGCGTCTGTTGGACTCCAGCCACCACCAATGTCAATGTTGTCAGGAGCGTTTGCCACAGCAGGGTTTGAAGTCCACTTGTCCCACTGAGTTCCAAGCCAGTTTGTTGCTGATTTGATTCCGGGTGCAGCGGCATTAGCAAACTGCAAACCAAGCAAACCAGTGCCCAAAGCATTGGCTGTTTCGTTTGTGTAATAGGGACTTGTCGAAGATGTTGAACCAAAGCGACTGATTGGGTTGCCGTAAACAGAAGACAAGAAACTTGACAAGTTCTGTTGAGGGAATTGACCAGCAGTCATTAAACGGTCAATGTCAGCATAGTCAGCAGCAGCCATTGAAGGAGCAGCACCAGTTGCAGCCATTTGACGTTGACGCTCATCAGCGTAGTTCTGATACGCCAGTTGTCCAGCAGTACCTGTCAAAGCCTTTGCGAATGTGTTTGCATTGCCACCAAACAGGTTTTGTGTCGCAGCGTTTACGCCATAACGACCAGCCTTAGACGCAGCCGATGAAATATCACCAACGCCTTTGTTGAAAGCAGTTTGAGCAGCTTCAGCGGCAGGAGTAAAAGCACCTTGAAAGAAAGGATTTCCGCTAAGGTATTGACCGCCAATAGTGGAAGCCAACTGACCTTGAGCAGCACCAACCAAAGGATTGCCACGCAATGCACGTTGACGCATTGCCTCTGTTGCTTGTTGCAGTGTTGAACCAGGTGCAGCATTAGCACCGTAGATTTTTTGCGCTTCTTCCAAGCCATAAGACAAATACGGCTGAATAGTTGGGTCAATGCTTGACGCGCCTGATGTTGTTGTGTAATCGACAGCCATAGAGATTCCTTTCTTTTAAGGGACTCCAATGGGGTCATCCACTGGAATCCATTATACATTTATCCAACAACTACGTAGTCGTAAGTTTTGTTAGAAGTTGAGTTTGCGAAGTGCGACAGCGTTGCAGTTCCTTTTCCTTTGGAACTTACGTATACGTTTGTCGTTGAAGATGGGGCAACATATTGCACAGTTGCAATGATTGATGCCGCAGCAGGTCGAGTTGGACTTGTTGCTGTTGGAAGTGATTGCATTGAAACTTGTGTGCTTGATGCTTGCCACATAAGCTCAACATAGTCATTTGCGTTCAGTTCAATAAAGTAATTCCATGCTGGCAAGATGTGACCATCTACACCGCCATGACTGTTTGGAATTGAAACCTGACCTTTTGACAAAGCAACATTTGTTCCATTCTTAGATAGCCAAATATCAATGTCATGGATTTGTGTATCAGTATTAGAAAACTGACCACTGAATTGGATGTTGTAAATCCCATAATTGGAGACAGTAATCCTTGAATTACTCACAACATTCACGCCAGCAGAATAATCAACCGTGTTGAAATTCATTGCATAGGCAGTGGTTGTGGAAGCAATCGTTTGGGTTGTTGTGTCCTGAAAAGACCCATATGGCGTGCTATCAGCATAAGCAGCCGCAGATGCTGGAATAAGAATAATCTTGCTGTCAGAGCCAATCCTAGCGTCTGTAATGGTTGTGGTTAATGCACCACCAGTTGCCAAAGTAACAGAGCCATGATTGTTCGTCTTTCCGTTCATTATCCCGTTGACGATTTCAGCCACAGCACGTTGGTCGCCGCCAAATGTAGGTAGACAGCGAAACATCAGCGAACCCCTTGAGGCGTAATGTCAACATCCACAGCCACAGCACTTTTCCAGTTTGCGCCTGTTGGATTGACCTGCAAACGATGGTATTTGCCAGAGCCACGCAAAGCCACACGGTTGTCAGATGTGGCAGCCACAGCCGTTCCAAATGTCACGTTTTCGCTCAAAAGTCTGCGAGAAGCCACAGCAACAGCAGCAGAGCCACCGTCAACCTGTGGTCTAGCCAAGGTTACAAGAGACTGACCGCCTGTTTCAATGTCACCCGTCTGGATTCGTGCGCTCATGCTTGCACCAGTGAAAGTCACAACCTTTGTGCCAGATGTGCCACCAAGGAAATACTTGCCACCAACGAACAAAATTGAATCAAGCGAAGTGCCAAGACCATCAATAGATGAACTTAGGCTGTCCAATTGCTCAAGCGTTACGGATGCTGTTGATGCATCAGACACAGCGTCAACCGTTGTGTCTGTGTAAGTCCATTTTTTTGTTGATACGTTGTAGGCCAACAGCTTGCGAGTGCCATCAATTGATTTGTAGTTCCAAATGATGAGTCGGCGAACAGGGTCAATAGCCGTAGACATTGAGCCGTAATCAGCCTCGCTTGCGTCTTTCAAGAACCAGCGGTCAATTTTCTCAGCGCCAATTGGCACGACTTGTTGACCATCACAGACGTAGAAACCGTCATCAGACAAGAAGAACGTCAAGCCTTGATATTGAGCAATCGAGCCAGAAGCCATACAACCCTTGCCACGGCTAATATTGTCAAACTGGAATATGAATGGAGTGCCAACGTAACTCATTCGATGGATGCCACGCTCCATCAGAATCAAGCCAAACTCACCGCCTCGGATTCCCATAATCTGACCACCGTCAGGAATGTCTTGAGAATCTGATTGGGTTGTAGTGCTTGCAGTCCAATCTGTCTCGTCATTCAAGGCAGACCATTGAACTTTGTACTGGTTCTGGACACCGCCTGAGTAGACGTTGGCAGCCACAACAAAGTCACGGACTACTGTCACATATTTAGCAACAGGAGCAGAAGCAGACAAATCAGCCCATGCGGATGAAGTACCAAGAACCCAAGATTGCAGTTTCTCAGAGTTGTTGGTTGCAATGATGTTGTCGCCAAACTGAGTGAAACGGAAACGCTCTGTGGATGCTGTTGAATAGCCGCCAGACTTAGAAACGTCAGTCAAAGCGCCAACGCTTGAGACAGAGAAAATCTTTGTGCGACCAGCAGCGAAAAGCAAGGTGTTTGCGTTTGGCTGTTTACCAGCATAGAGAGTCGTCAAACTTTCAGACGCGCTTGCTGAAAAATCAACAGATGTAGGGAAAGGACCGTAACCAATGGCCTGAGACACGCAGTTTTTTGCGTCAGTGAGAGCGCCAGAAACGCCAGGTTGGTCTGGCATCCATTCGCCTAAAACAATTCTTTGAGTTGCCATCTTTTATTGCCTAACCCATGTATTTGAACCAGAAGCAACTTCTGTCCAAGTATTGCTATTTGTAGAAACAGGAACCCAAGAATCATTACTTGCTGTTACCGTTGACCAGTTTTCACCCAATCTGATGCCAACCATTGAAGACGTTGCACGACCTGAAGTAGCGCCAGCACATGAGAAGTTAACCTGACTTGCAGATGTTGCTTCGCCATACCCAATCAGAACGCCATCAGCAGAGTATTCAACGCCACCAAGAGCTGCTGTTGAGGCTTCACCAAGAACAGAGGCAGAAGACAACCGCATACGGATTGCTTCGCTGCTTGACGTTCCTGAGCCTGAGACAGATGCACTTGCCACAGCCACACGGATGCCAGCGCCTGAAGTCGTGCCAGTTCCGCTTACAGAAGCTGACGATTCAGTGATGCGAGAGCCAAAGGCAGAAGTTGAACCTGTGCCAGTGACGGACGATGCAGCCTCTAAGATGCAAACGTCAGCAGAAGACCAGACGGCGTTATCTAGTGAAAAAGATAGGCTGTCCAGCGACCCGAACGCATCGAGCTGTTCTAGTGTGAATGGGCCGCAGACTTCTGCCATTTTTTACGCCAGAGTGACGGTCAAAGAACCTGATGCAATCTTGAACACATCACCAGTGTCAATTGCCTTAGAGACAGTCAAAGCACCGTGATACAACAGATTGCCGCTGCTAGAAGCATCGTAAATGCCAAAGTGGGTGATTGTTCCCCACGAGCCACCCGCTTGAGGAAATTGAATGTCAGCACTGGTAGAACTAGCGCCATTAGAAGGAGCTGCAAAAGTAGCAGACTGACGAACATAAGCAGAGCCAGAACATTCAGTACCAGAGCCAGCATCAGTTGGGTCAGACGTAAATAGAGCCACATAAACGGTCGCTGGCGCAGTGTAGCTTGTTGCTCGGAGCGTTCCATTGATTAGGGCATTTTCTAGATAGTTGGAGATTGCAGACATATTTACCTCTGAGTGGTAGTCATTGAAAGTGGAACACCCGAATACTGAGAAGATTCGTCAGACTTCGTAAGTGTTGAGATAGCGCGGTCATACATACCGCCCCAAGTGTTTACTCGCGCATCGTTCATTATGTACGGCTCTGCTTCAAGCAATGCAGCGTACAAAAGAGCATCAGGCGCGTTGACCATAAAAGCATTGCTCTGGTTGCTGTCGCCCAAGAATGTTGGAGCGAAGTAGTAGAGCAGCTTAACTGTATAGGTCGAATCAGGGATTGGAGCCAACTGAAACTCTGTCGCCAAGATTGTGTAATCAAGAGGCATACCGCTTTGAGTCGAACGAGTGTTGCGACTGAAAACAGCAGGGCTTGAATAGGTCAATGGCTGGACAGGATTGCTGACCACCAAGAAGTCACGAATCTCAACCAGTTGTTGAGCTTGTCACCGTCTTGAGCATTTGACGAATACGCAGCTCACGGCGCAAACGAATCTCAGCGAATCGGATGAAGTCAGGGATTTGGTCAGTTAAGTCTGTACGAGCCAAGTAGTTGGCAACCGCAGTCTTCAGTTCGGAATATGTGGCGATGCTCATACTTGTCCCGGTCTTGTGCGCCAAGCGCGATTCATTGGGTCATTTAGGAAAGATGCAAAACGCACCTCATCCACAATTGCGAACCCGCGCATGACACCTTGTTTGTTCAACTCGTCAATCGCAGTAAATGGGATTGAGGCAATCTTGTTGCCAAACAAATCATCAGACCATCGAGCGCGTTCATCGTAAGAGTTGTATTCCTTACGGTTAGCCTCAATGATTCCAGAAACGTCTTGCTTCGTAGCGATGACAAGTCCACCATCACCGTCAGCATGAGCCGTTGATTGTCGAAATTGAATTGGTGTTTCCATGTGTAGATTCTAACAAAAACGCCCCAAAGCGTGAACCTTGGGGCGCGTTATCTGACTATTTAACTATTAAGTCAAGTCAGCGATGATACCGTGAGCAGCTTCGTTAGAAACTTGCAAGGTGTACTCAGCCAAGAGTTGAGTCACTTCAGCGTCACCAGTCTTGGCCAATTCGTTGGTTTGGAATGGGCGCAGGTAGTTCACAGAAGCCATGTCTGGGTCGATGATGAAGGCCACATCGGTATCAGTGATGAAGCGGTTAGGCACAACAGAGATAGAACCGAAGTCGCTCAAATACACATCAGCAGCGCCGATGATAGTAGTAGGAGCGTCAGAAGGAGCCATGTAACGCTGTGCAGCGATACCAGCGAAAGCCGACACGGTTTGCTTGTGAGTGGGGTTAACCATCAAGACTTTAGGAACACCGCCAGCGGTATAGACTTC